CTGCATGTTGAGCCATATCACGATACCGCCGAATTAAATCTAAGTCGGTTCGTTCTCTACCATCTGTGTCTAGGATTTGTCCAAAGAAACCACCACCAGCAACATCAATGGTGCCGTCATCAGGAGTTGGGGTGGAGAATGATTTTTCCCCACCCGAATCCTTAGTTGATCTTTGTATACTGAACCCAAAAAGTTCCGCCATAATATCTCCTACTAGTTCTTTTGACTATTTAGTAGGTATCAAATTAGAAATTGACGCCTGATGCCTCAAAGTGTTGATATCTCCAAGTTACATCAAAAGTCTCCATAGCACCCGCAGCCTCATTTGTAAGTTCAATAGCACTAACTGATGTTGGCCAGGCACTTCTAAAGATATAACTCTTTAGAACTGTATCATCACGATCCAAATGTTCTACAGTTAAATCAGTTTGATAATCAGCAGGAGAAATAACTCCTGTTCCTGCCGCAAGATCATTGATACCATTAGACCACCTTTCCATCGCATTACGGATCATAAAATCTGTATCATTGATGAAAGACGTTGACCAAGTATCATCAAAACTCCTGTCTCCAGCAATATAAATTGATCTTCCACGGAAAGGAATTGCAATTTCTGCCAAAGTTTGAGCAGGGAGATTCGATGCAGTTACTAGAAAAGAAGTTCTGCGAACATCAAGTCCAATTGCAATTCCTGGCGGTGCAGTAATTGTTACCCGATATTGATTGGCCCGGGCCCCACCACCGATTAGATTTGCTTTAAAGTCATCTATTGCAGCCATGATTAACCTCCTACCTCACTAAACGATACACCAGTTCGAACGGCGATAAAGTTTAGTGTAATGAAGTTAATTGATCTGGCCGGTTTAATGTAGATGTCTCCAATAAACTCGTTTCTATCAATAACCTCACCTGTGTTATTTGTGCTATCACATACAACCTTAAAATCATGGATACCTCGGCGACCTTGAACATCTCGCAAGAAAGGTTCAACCATATTACGGAACTGAGCCCGTGTAAACTCATCATTGAACTCAAAGAGCATATACTTAGCAGCAGTTGCAATTGCCTTCTCAAGAACCAAGAACAACCTACGCACGTTAATCCTATCAAACGCACTTGGTTTCGCAAGAGAAGTCTTGTCACCAAAAAGAACCACACCTTGGCCTGGGAAGTTGACAACAGGATTAACCCTTGCCTGATAAAGAATATCTCTGGCTGCCTTATTTGGATTGAAGGATAATTTAATTGCACCTCTTACATTACCCCGATTATAACCAGCGGGAGAATACCAAGGATCAGCAACACCATCTGTGTATGCACAAAGACCAGCAGTATCGCCATTCATTGGAACATTTCGATATACATCGTTGTACTTGTCGTACATATATTTGTAACAACTATCGAATACCATGTAAGATGATGCAGGGCAAAGATCAAATGCCGTCTTTATATTATTAACTGCCCTAGCAGAAGTTGTTGTAGAACTTGCGACACCAACTGTAGCAGAACGATATGGAGAAACAAATCCCACACAATCTTTTCTAAGTTCTACTAAATCAGTAATCATTGTTACATGAGTGTCTTGTGTAGCAGCTGTATCACCAGCTCCACCACCTTTACCACCAATTACAAGATTGATGTCATGTAACTCTGTGTCTGCAAACTTGTCATATGCAAGTTCCAGTTCTCCAGCAGATACAGCATAATCATCTGTTCCGCCGGAAAGAGAATCAATTGTGATTGGTATAACTGAAGTATAAGCAGTAGTTGTATCTGTACCCCAGTTTGAACCACCAGAAATATGATCCGTCCAGTAGATGTAATTAGATTTTCTGAAAATTACGTCTGGATAGTAATTGCTACTACCCTGAGAATCTTTGGCTACTGAACTTTTTGACACACTTGCATAGATTTCTATAACACTAGAACCTCTCTGGCCAGCAACATCAGCATCGTATCCAGTGATAGCACCTGTTGTGTCATAAACAACAATGTGCATTTCATCATTAGTGCCACCGTGATCAGTATTCCACTGAGAAGTACCAGGCGCATTTGCAAACAAATCGTGATATTTCCATTTCCGCCGTATATACGAATTATCTGCAATATCATTTTGCAAACCAGCACCATTTGGATCATCTTTTAGACGAATTGTTAATGCATCAGTTGATGTATTGATAGCTGTTACTTCATACTCATTAAATTCATCAACTGGCACTGTAGCCGAAGTATCTGAAAAGAAAGAAATCATATCTCCTACATTAAATGCATTTCCCGCCTCATCTGCGTTATCAACCGTGATTGAAGTAGCGGCAGCCGAGGCAGCTCCGTCGGTTAACTGATTGTCTGTTGCAACCACTTGCTCGTATCCTGTTGCAGTAGAACAAATCTGAACACCGATTGAGTTGCCCCAAGTACCAGCAGAACGAGCAGCCCACTCACCATGCGAACCTTGTCCTGTACTGAAAGATGCTTCATAATGGTCATCGTCACGAATGAGGATACCACTGTTTGCACCAGCATTTAGAACTGCTGATTCACAACGAACAACTTTAAGGTGGTTTGAATACTGCAAGAAATTTGCAGCAGAAAACCAATTTTCAAACTGATTACTTGAACCTTGAGGTTTACCAAAAAGTGCAATCAATTCCTCTTCTGAACTGACTGATGTTACAGAACCTACTGGACCTTTATGAAATGGTCCAGCAATAGCACCAATCGTAGTTTGGACTGATGGTATTACATTTGTAAGATCAATCTCTCTGACATGTACGCCAGGTGAAACTAAAAAGCTCATATTGTTACTCCTTCTTATAAGAGTGTTATTTCAATTATATTTATAAAAAACCAATTTCCAAAAACACTCTTTTATAAGTGTTATAACATATAAATAATTACATGGCAAATGCACATTATGAAAAGTATAAAGATACCATTAAAAAGGTAGCTCGCAGAAATTATCGAAAAAGAATTGTTCTACTAAACGAATTTTTAGCAGACAAGTCTTGCCAACATTGTGGAGAAAGTGAAACTGTATGTCTCAAATTCCATCCTCATAATGCAGAAATACGAAAATTAACAAAGCGAGTTGGTACTAGCGATGAGAGTCGTAAAGAAATATTTCATCTATTGGACAACTCTGTCATACTATGTTCGAATTGTTGGATTAAAATAGATAATGATTTAATTGAATTTATTTAAATTTTTACCAATCTGAATTATAATCTCTAACTACAGGCGACCATCTAGTTCCATATTCATCTACAGTATCATCAAATGGATTGTCTATACCATTAACAATAAATCCAAATGGTGCCATATCTTGATCTAATGCATCCTGTTGATCTTTCAACATGGTTTTTCTAATATCATTATCAGTTAATTCTTTAAAATATGTTTGGTCTGTTGCCCAACCAAATATAAATAAGCAAGCAACACAATCATCATTACAGCCATCATCTGCTGTGAAAGATGATCCCTTTACTATAAAAGTGGACAGCTCATTTATGCAATCATAATCTTCTATTATTAATTTGTTATCCTCAACCATTTGTTTTAGATTAGAACAACCTATTTTTTTAACCGCTTTAGTTGTTCTTATTCCTAATTGAGCCCTACCTCCAGAAAATCCTGCTCCAAGAACTTGTCCTGCCCTTCCTCGCATAGAAGCCATAACTAAATTATCATATTCTAAATCAAATTGTAAAGTGTTTGCAACCGATTCACCAATATCATTTACTTCTACCATAACATATGCTTGATTGTAAGCTTTAGCAACTTCATATATTTTAGAAGGAAAGATGAGTGGTTTAATCTCATTGTCTCTAAATTTAGCAACAACTCTATATGGTATTTCAGTTATATCAAAAACTAAAAAAGCAGAATAGTCATTTTTTGTTCCTCTCGCAACATCAGCAGTTAGCATATAAATGTGGTCCTGTTTAGGCCTTTCATATATATCTAAACCAGCATTTTTCTGCAATGGCGTTCTATATGCCATCTGTTTCAATTTTACAGCAGATATAAGAGTATCAATTGATCCAAGAAATTCACATTCAAATTCTGAATTAAATTGTGATGCTGAAGTATTTTTTATTGTTTCCTCTTTCCATGCATCATCCCGGCCGGGAACTTCTCTCCAACTAACTTCTGTTGGAATATATGCATTTCTTCCATCTTGAGCATCTACCCAAAGTTTATAAAACATATTCATACCATGGGGGGTTGAAACTATAATAACTTTTGTGGACTGACCAGAAGTAATTGTAGGATAAACTGAGGAAAAAAACTGTTCTGCAATTGAAGATGGAACATAAGCAAACTCATCCAAAAATATGATATTATATGAACCACCACGAACTGCACTAGAAGATGTTGCGGCCGCAACTATTTTTGAACCATTCTCTAATTCGATATTACCTTTATTCCATGCAATAATACCTTGCTGCATCCAATCAGGCAAATTTTCATAAGCAAGTTGTAATCTTCCTAATATATCTCTTGCAGTTGCAGATTTATTAGCTAGTACAGCAATACTTACACTAGGATTAAATAAAGCAAAATGTAAAAGATACGAAATGATGAT